AGCTTTGAAGTCCAGTAACTCCTGAACATCAACGCCATCAGGCACAGCCTTTGCTTGAGCTTTTGCTTTTTTGTACTCATCCAGCAATTCAGCGTTTTTACGCCTCATTGATTCGAGTTCTGTTTTTAATTCGCTGGTGTCAACAGATTGCTCCACAGGAGCAGTTTGTTCTTCGGACATGAATTAGCCACAGGCTAAATTGCCTTTAAAGGTTATCAGCTCCATTTGGTTTCGTTAGCCCACCATGCTGGAAACATTTTTCCTCTCGCAATGTTTTTTGCATGACGAGCTTTAAAAGACTTCCGTTTGTTTTTATCGGCTTGTGACTCGCCTTTGCGTGGGCGTTTGGTTTTGGCTCCTTGGGCTCCAAAACGGATCATCCTAATCTTGTCGCCTTGTTTAGCTAAGACGACATGACTGTTTTTTGGGTGATTAGGCGTCCGTTTGGGCTTGTTGTAACCACTGAACTCTTCACCTTGATACTTGATGCTCATCCCTTACTTGCGCTTTGGTGCCGCCTTCAGTTGAGAGCGACGCTTCAAAACAGGGTTGCCCGTGCTTTCTGATTTGATCCGCACAACAGGATCAGCATCAGTGCCAACACGAGTAATCGTGCCGCCACTTGGCCCTTTGACTGATGCACGCTTGCCACCGCTACCGGTGACAACGCCAAAAGTCCGCTTGCCCTGGTAAACCCAGCTAACGCGAGAACCTTTCTTCACTTTTTCTTGCCTCCTTTCTTTTTCTTTTTGGGTGCAGTCATCTGAGGCTTTTTAGGCCCGGAATAACGAGGCATTAACCTTGCTCCTTAGTTGCTGTTTTCTTGGCCTCAGCTTTTTTAGCTGCGGGTTTGGATTTCTTCTCTTCGCCCGAAAGCGTGAGCTGAAATCTGCTATGAAGCTTTCCCATTGGGATAGCGGCGCTTGAGCTGATCCAAGGTTAACTCTGAACCGTCCTGACTGACAAAATCTCGTATTGCTTGAGTAGGCCCTACTTTTTTGACGCGGCTTTCAAAAAACGAAACCTTAGACGCGCCAAGAACGTCAACTTTTACGGCCTTTGGCTGCTTCTCAAGCCATTCGCCATACGTTTGATTGCTTGGCACCGTGTCGCCTCTTGTACTGCGTGATGGACCAAACGCAGTGTTAGGACGCCTTAGATCACTTGGCGGTGGCGGTTCAATGCCCAGCCCCTTGTAATCAATGACAGGAACAGTCGTTGATCTGCAGTTGAAATGTTGCGGTGGTGTTGGGCCTTTGCCGTAATCAAATTCTTTGCCATCCAATGCACGACAGATCGGAGATGTCCTGCTGTCCAATGTTGCGACGTAGCGATAACGCTTGGTTATATCTTGGTTGGCTTCATAAACCTGTTGGCTTGATGCGTTTGCAACTTGATTAATGCTGGTACGCACCAGTGCCATCACCTGACGATTGGCAACAGTTGTTAGTTCTCCACCAGCCTGCGCCAATTGCCTGACTGATAACGGGCCAAGATCTCCAAACTTCAAACGACCCTTCAAGCGCCGCGCCAGCTTGTCAGTTGACTCACCCGTCAACAATCCATTCCGAACAGTCTTTGCGAAAAGATCAGCCTGTGATTCGGCCAGGCCACGAAACGATTTTGCAAGCACCTTGCCGTTTGGCAATGTAATCATTGTTCCCTGAGTAGCCGTCAATTGGAAGGTCTGTCGAGCTCCAGCTACTGCAGCCTGCAAATCATCGCTTAATGCAACAACACTCAAGGCCGTTGGGTCTGTCACCGCTACGGCTTGCGCAAACTGTGAGCTGATTTGAACACTTCTTACTTGTTCTCTTAAATCAAGCGGCAAAGCCCTTCGTAATTCATTTGCCACAAATTCACCTTGCAGTTCCGCTACGCCCTGCAAATCTTGAACTGCTGCGAGAGTGCTTGTACCGGCCCACCCATCAAGAGATTCTTTTAGTTGCGCAAGAATGGCTTGCAGCCGTACAGCTTTAGCAGAAACGTTAAGCTCATCAAGCCGACGCAACTGATCAACAGCATCCAAAATAAGATCGTTGTATGTAATGACAATCCGCTTTGCAACGCTGTTGCTAAATCGGTTGAGGTCGATGGCATTGCGGTAAAGCTCGGCAGGTGTACTCATTTTTCATAGATGCCAAGGGCCTGAGCTTCTTCAATGCAAACAACAGACGCGTCAGCGCCAAGCTTCAGAGCGTTATCCAAGATTGACGTAAATTCAGCCACTACGTCTTTGTCATAAGTCGCAACACTGCTTTCGGTTACGGCGCAAACCTTGCCGTCTAGATACCAAGTCAGTCGGATGACAGCAAAATACTGATTGGCGAGCCTGTCATGCGAATAAAAGAACTCTCGACTTGATGGTTGTTCTGCCTTTGGTTTGCGCAAATCATCCAACCAGCTCATCGGTTACCTCCGGTTCCCCTTCAGGCATTGTGACTTCCTGCTGTGGGACTGGCTGCGGTGTTTCCATTAATCCACCAGCCTGTGTGGCCTCAAGCTCAGCTTCAACATCGAAGTCGTCACCAAGCACTTCGCCTGCTTCAAGCTGCAGTAATAACGTTTCCTGTGTCACCGTGCCAGCGGTGTAAAGCTGTAACAACGCTTGGATCTCTTGTGGCTCAAGTCTTGCGCCCATAAAGTCACGATTAACCAGGCTGCTGCCAGCTTGTGACTCTTGCAGGTAATCAGCATGGAACCGCAAGCAGTTGTCGATCATGTCCTGCATCTGCTGTGCCACCACCATCATCGTGCTGTCGCCTTGACTGCGATCAATCCGTTTTGACTCTGCAGTTTCTGCGCTGAGCTTTGCACCCATTACAGCAGCTAATCCAAGCTCGTTGATCTGTGATGCAATCTGGTCAAGCCTGCGGAACTGTGCGTCATAACTGTTGCCAGCCGGTTCTATGTAGCTCGCCGCTGCTCCCTCAGGAAGGCTTAATGCTTCGCCTGGACCTGCGCTAACTTCTTCTGCTGATGCAGGAAAACCAAATAAAGCAAGCATGGGTACTGCACTTATATGCAATTGATTCCCGAGATCTGATTGGACCTGGTAATGCTGCAGGTTTAACTCAGCAATATCAGCCAACGGTGGGAATGATTCCAAAACGCCAACCCTGTTGGAATAAGCAACGCTGAACGGAATCTCGCTCAAACTTGTCGTGCCTTCGTCAATGACACGAAAGTCACCTTTCTGGTCTTTCTGGAAAATCTCGAATGCACCAGGAGTCAAAACACGCACTTGCTCGATTTGCTTTTCTCCGTACAAGCCATCAGGCACGACGATTTTTTCAGAAAGCCGAAGTTGTGTCAGTTTCTGTTGCCCATTAGCTAATTCGACTCTCCAACCGAGCACGTCCCTTGGCGAATATGAAATCCAGTAGGGACGGCCATTGTCGCCAGACTTTGGCGCATCAACAAGAACACCAACATGCCCGTAGCGAATGCAGGTGCGCGATGTGTTGTAAAGCCACGTCTGCAGATCATTTCCCTGTAAATCAACATCGAACAATTGTTCGCGGATTTGATCAGAAACGTCGTCAAGCCTGACCGGCTTACGGGTCAACATGCCCGCCAACATGCGCTCAAGCCTGACGTAATAAGGCGCAAGAACAGATCGCTGCAGCCTGTTGTCATAAGACTCGTCTAATTCTCTCGGCTCTTGCGGCAAAAATTTGCGGTGGCCTTTTCTGATTTTGTATGTGCCGCCAAGTAAATGTTCAATCAATCCCCAATGTGGTTCCTGATTAACCCAAGCCGTACTGGGGTCGTTTACCTGAGTGACGTTGCCAACGCGCTGGCGACCACCAGAAAAGCCTGAATACACAGTTAAATCCCGCCCGATGCCGTCAGTTTAGTAGATCCTTATACCTGTGCCCTTACCAGCACGAGCAAACAAAGGATTAAATTCGCTTAAAATTAGATAGCCAAGACCATCTGTCCAGTGCTCGATATTAGCAGTTTTATCTATGAGGTATTCTTCTGCGCCTTGCTTAAAGGTAACGTTTCTAAGAGCTTTAATCGTATGTTTACAACGTGGATGCACGAATAGTTTCATGTCTCCATCAACAGTCCGAATCATCCAGTTAGTAGCGTTTATTTTGTCTTTAACGGACCAACAAGATTTTGGACTTATGCAGCTAAAACCAGCTCGTCGAATAATGTCATGATCAGTTCTACCAGCGGAAGAGGTTTTGCGAGCTGATCCAGTAGGGTCTGGGTAAGCTATTACCTTTCGATCAGGGAATCGTTGTTTTAACAAAGCGCAAACCTCATCAGTGTTTGATTGCATAACTGCAAGTTCATCCCAAATATGTAAATGGTCTCCGACTCTGCTTCCTAATACTCCAGCCATTACGCTTACGTTAAAGTCTGACCCCCAATAAATTGGGCCTCCTGTATCTACGATGTCTTCCCGGATGTTGTCATCCCCAAATCCTGGATAGACTCGGCCCGAAAGAGTCTCAAAGCTTGCTAAATATTCTTGCTGAAAAGTCCGTTCATCAAGAGTTCTTCTGGCTGCATTAATCTCTTCAGATGAAACATGCCCACCTTGTATCGTTGAAAAAGAAAATGTATCCCAATCTTTTTGCTCTTGCGCTTGCTCCCAAAGATCATGGAACCAATTTAAGCCTGCAGGGGTTGTAATAAACCAAGCAGGTCCGCCTTGATCAGACAATGCAGGACGCAGCACCATTTCCCAAGCAGTCTGTTTAACGTATGCAGCTTCATCAATGACTAAAGCCGAAAGGCTTACGCCACGAAGGCTGTCTTCATTGTCTGCGCCACGCAGAGCAATTAAACTGCCATTTGCAAACTCAATTGAAAGATCAGATTCGTTTCGTTTAATTACTAATTCTTCTGGAGCCATTGTTTTTAATTGCCGCCAAGCAATCTGCTTTGCCATCCGATAATTTGCCGTTACATACCAGCAAAGACTTCCTGGCTTTTCCATTGCCCAGCAAATTAGCCGAGTAATACATAAGTATGTTTTGCCAAACCGCCTGCCAGAACAAAGCAGCTTAAAACGCTTTTCAGATTCCCATACTTGCCTCTGAGGGTCAGTTAAATTATCGGTTAACTCATTAACATGTTTTTCGCAATCGTTAATTGCTGTAACCGGTATTTGTGTTACCGCTGAAAGAGCTGATCCGCCAGGTATCGCAGCAAGGATGCTCATTAATCAAGAATCCGAGCAATGCGAGCGATTGAATTAATGCAGCCAAGCGTTACCGAAGGTTGACTTGTTTTTCGAGTCTCCTGAGCAAGTGACGTAAGTTGTGCTAATAATTCAGCCGTAAGCTGACGCCGATCAATATCCCAATCTGTAGTTATGACCTCATTAGCCCAGCCGATGTAACGCATTGCTTGACGCGTGCTGACCCCCCATTCGCGTGTCATGTATGCGACGGCCTCAGATGTTGGCACATTACGAGCTTTTAAAGCCGCAACCCGAGCAATTCTCCATTCTTTTTCGGCGTTTGTTGATTTTCGGCCTGCCATAGTATCGATTTATTTTTAAGGGGGTCGTTAATCAGCTTTTGGGTTAGCTGCCTGTTTTTCTGCTTGTTTACGCAATTTTAACTGGATTTTGCTTTCCCATGCTTTTTTATATTCAAGATCCTCAAAGAGCTTACTAAAGCCTGTGATGTGCTTAAGACGCAATACCTCTTCAGCTTCCATGCCAAGCT